CTTTAGTTGTCAGCGTTGTTGTACCACCCTCAACACCTTGCGGTCCTGTAGCGCCCTGAAAACCTTGGAAACCTTGTGGGCCTTGTGGGCCTTGGCTGCCTGTAGCGCCCTGCGCACCTGTTGCTCCTTGCGACCCTTGTGGTCCCTGCGAACCTGTAGAACCAGGCGCACCCGTCGCTCCTTGCGCACCTTGCGCACCAGGCGAACCTTGGAAACCTTGCGGGCCTTGCGCACCCTGCGAACCAGTAGCACCCTGCGTACCTTGAAAACCTTGTGGACCCTGCGAGCCTTGACTGCCTGTTGCGCCTTGTGAACCTGTTGCGCCCTGTGAACCTGTGGTTCCTTGTGGTCCTTGACTGCCCTGCGCACCAGTAGCGCCCTGTGGACCAGTAGCACCTTGAGAACCGGTAGCGCCCTGTGACCCTGTAGCGCCTTGTGCGCCAGTAGTACCTTGGAAACCTTGTGTACCTTGAGGACCAGTCGCACCTTGACTGCCGGTAGCACCTTGCGCACCTTGAAAACCTTGTGTCCCCTGGAAACCCTGTGTACCTTGAAACCCCTGCGGTCCTTGCGAACCTTGAACGCCTTGCGTACCTTGAAAACCCTGTGGGCCTTGACTACCTTGTGCGCCCTGGCTACCTTGAAAACCTTGCGGTCCAGTAGGTCCCGCGTTGCTCGAAGAAACAACAGTAACCCTCGCACCAACCTCAATCGGCACATTAGGGTCAGCCAACGCAAGAACATAAGTGTTTGTACTACGGTAAACAACAACAGGTTCGTTGCTTAAAACAACCGTTACAAGAGTAGTAGCCATCTGCTACCTAGTGACATCGGCAAGAACTGTGACAGTACCAGCAAGAACAGTAGAAATAGTGCCGGAAGCGTTCTCCTGCAAATCCCAATACAAGAAACCTGGGTCCAATGTTGCACAGTTTGTGGCAGACAAAACGCAAGTGACCTCACCAGCAGCACCGTTAGTTACCGTACAGGTGAACGAAGCTGCGATAGCGGCAATGTCTTGGCTAGTGCGCATCTGAGCCGTGTAGGTTCGACCCGTGATGTTTACGGGTGTAGTCCCGTCGGTGGTTATTGTGACAACAATAGTTTCTGTGTCACCACGGGTGATAGTTAAATTCTGTGTTGCAGGGGCAGCCATACTATTTGCAGTATAGCACCTACCATTTTACCCTGTTCGCCCAATACGCGGCAGACATCTTGCCACGGGCAATGTTCTTGGCGTGACGGTCCTTGAAAGCCTTGTTGCGGGCTGTACCATCAGGGGAACCCTTCACACCCTGCTGACCAAACCGAATCAACTTAACCGTACTGCCCTCTTTAGCCAACACAGCATGAGACTTCTTTGCCCCAGGAGTGGCTTTAGGTTTGTTGTAGCCAGCAAACCGTTCGCCGCGATACTCAATAGTCATTGTGGGACTCCTTCTATTTGCCAGCGTTCCGTAGCATGTTTCTCCAACAAAGAAGAACCTTCAATGCCGCGTGGCTGTAAACCCTGTTTGCGCAAACGTTTATATGCAGGCATATCTTTGTTCCAACGCTTTTCACGCTGATTGGTTTCTTCTACGACAACACCACGGGTGGTAGTGGAGTTTGTGCCGGTATGGACCATTGATATTCGGCACCCAAAACAATCTTCTACGTCAAGGTTCGGATGTGTTTCCCTATGCTTCAATGTAATCCCCATACCCTGCCGCAATAAGGTCTGCTTCCTCGGCAGCGGTCAAAGGATGAACATGCCCACCATGATAGATATGGGCGACAAGACTGTCATCAAAAGGTTGTGACTCGGTAAAAGAACCGTCAGTCATTTTGAATACGTTGCGTCCACGATGGCCAGGTTTCAGGTAACGCATGATACCCGTCTCGTAGCTTTCAGCCCAATAAACAAAATGGTCTGTGGGTGGTCTAAAAGTTGACATGTCTACACAATAGCAAAAGCCCCCCACCGAAGCAGGGGGCTAGTGCAAATAAGCGTTAAAGCTTATTAGGAGTTGTTAGCACCGATGCTTGAAGAAGATTCGATACGACGAAGTGCTTCTTGACGGAACACAGCGTAACCAACAAAGTGCTTCCAGCCGACAGGGCGGAAACGCTTGAGGAGGTCAGTAACCGTGCCGTACACGATGCTTGGCTGTGCGCCATACTCGCCACCAAGGGAAATACCCTTAGCGAGAGCCTGACGACCCATGATGAGTGTGCCGTATGAGTCACCTGTTCCTACTGCACCAGCACCGTTGTAAGCGTTAGCAAACAATGGGGCGCGGGCTGAAGCGATGAAACGAACACCGTCAATTTGACCAATTTCACCGTTAATCAACGGGGTTGCATTGGTGTACTTGTAAGCGTCACGCCATCCAGCAGCATCAGTAGCCGACAACAAGTCGAACTGTACGTCAGGATGAATGAACCCGATGTAAGTACCGTTGATGGTTGGAACGTTTGCTGAACGGAGTTGGGCAACAGCTTTACGAACATCCGTAATGGTAAGTTTGTCGTCTACGTCCATGTCGATACGTGCCGAAGCGGTGTCTGCACCACCCGAAGCGTAGAACACGTTCGTACCAGCTTGGAGAACGTCACGGGCAATCGTGTCAATGCTCAAACCAGCGTTGTAACCAACAGCCTGAGCTGCTACAGGGTCAACAGGCATGAACGAAGAAGCACGAAGCTTAGCCGTAGTAACGGTTGCGTTACCATATTCTTGGAGGGTTACAGTAACTTGGCTGTCGCTCATCGAGACAGGTGTTACGTCCTCAGCTTCACCAAGAGGTGTGGTAGCAGCAGCAAGGTCAGCAAAAACTGTGAACTTGATAGATGCACCAGGGTTGGTAGCGTTGGTTGCCTGAACATCTGCGAACTGGTCGAAGTACATTTCAGGGCGGAGTGCGAAGTACGCAAGTTTTTCAAACGCAACCTGGTCGGTTTGCAAACTTGAGGTACTAATTTCGTTGGCGTAAAAATCGGCCATGATTTAATTCCTTTGCTTGAGAGGGGTTTAGAGTTCTATTCCTTGTGCTTGTGCCTCTGCAAAGATTGCGTAAACTTCTTCTTCAGACTGAGCATCTTGAATACGTTTAGCCCAAGATGGTCCTGGAGGTGCTGATTCGCTACCGGCAGCAATCTTGTTAGACTGTTGCCAAGCCTGCTTGTCTTGGTCCACAACGTTATTTTGGGGTGTAATCAACTGTGCTTCTTCAGCGGCCCGCCTGATAGCTTCCGGAGTTAGTTCGCCGTCGTAGCCTTTAAGAAAATACTTGAATTTTGGGTCATCGGTTTGTATGCCGGCTTTCACAAAATTCATTTCCCGTGAGGCTTGTGAGAACTCTGCCACTTGTCGGCGTAGTTCTTTGGCTTCCTTTTCCAGTTGTTTCATTCTCGCCCTCACAGGGTTCTGTGGTGGTTCGACTGGCTGGTCGTTGTCGTCATCATCGTAGAAGGATTCTTCAAACTCTGACATATGGCACTCTCCTTTAGACCGCACCACACCGGAGGAGTATGGTGGCTTCTTGTTGTTTTACACCCCTTATGTACTCTGTCGGTATTGGGGGGTTCCCGACAGGTTTCAGCACTCGGCTTACGTCAGTAACTATAATATGTGTCTGCAAACTTTTGCAAGCACCTAGAAACTATTGGCCGACGGTACGCAAACCTTCTGTAGCGAACTGGTTGGTACGGGCAAAACCGCCACCTGTTTCAAATTCTGCGCTGCGTTGACGTTTGCGTTTAGCGATGCGTTGTGCAGCTGCCGTGTTGGTTCCGAACGTGCCACCGATTTGTTCTGCTTGGGTGATGGCTTCTTCGCCTTGTAGCGGGTTGAACACTTCTTGTTGCGCGGCAATATCCCCAAAACCTTTACGGGCTGTGGCGGATGTCACACCTGCTTGTTGTAGTTCTTCAGCCTGGCCGACACCCAACTGGATTCCAGCAGCAAGACGACCTTCCGCAGCAATGCTTGCAGACTCCATGCTTTTAGTTATTGAAGCCTCTTGACGGGTGGGGTCCAAAAAGTATGCAGCCAACTCACCCTCGGTTATCCCGTACAGTTCTTTGAACTGTTTAATGACTTCAGGGTCAGCGTTTTTAACAGCCGTATAGCCTTCATCTACTCGACGCTTGATTTCGGCAGGGGAAGTGTTGCGGGCAATGAACCCTTGAAAGTCTGTGGCGGGGTCATCATAGAACCCTGCTGGCAAACCAGCAGCTTGCAACGTGGTGGTGTAACTGTTCTCTAACGCAAGGATTTCGGTCAAAGCTAGCGGTGGCAGATTGTTCTTTTTGCGCACCTCGTTAGCACTAAACCTCTCTTTGAGGTATGTGGATTCGGACAGTAGGATGCCGATGTCATCCAAAAGGGTCCTGCTATTTTGGTCAACTTTTTCGCTTTTAATCGCAGAAACAACCTCGTTAACAAAACCGATGTTACCAAGTTTGAAACTGTCCAAAATGCTTTGGATAGTGCTAGTCAATGTTTCAGCCATTAGAAACCTTTCTGGAAACTTTTAACAATGTTCAAACCAATTTCACGACCCAAATCGACGGCTTGTTTAGTCTTTTCCCAACCATACTTGTTGTCAGTTTTTATCATGCGTTGCCATTCGCCTGTGGTCATCATCCGTTTAGACGGACCATCCTGATAGGACAACGCAATCTCGTAGTCAGGGTTGGACATATCAATCTCTGCCTCGGGCCGTTCCAACAGTTTTGATGCAACAGTACGGTAGTCGCCTGTCAAATCTTCTAGGGTTTGTCCCGAATCGATAGCTGGAGCCAAATGGGCGTATTTGAGTTTGGCGGTGGCACGTAACCCGCCCACAAAATCTTCGTTAGTTATTTCACCGGACAACACTTTTTCCATGCGTTCCTGCGGGGGGACACTAAAAAATGCTTTAGCAGTTTTCATGGCAGTCAAATATGGTGAAGTGGTTTTAACCTGGTCAACCGCCACAGGGTTGATGTATGTACCGTCATCCTTTTTGGCGAACAGCTGTTTGTAAGATTCTTGTTTAAGTTGGTCGCCTGTCCAGCCCATGTTGACTGCGCTAGACAATAATTTGCCGTAAGACGAACTGTCCCAATCCAAGGTTCCGATAGCGGTTTTGATTTCAAAAGCTTTGTTGGATGACTGGACTTCTCGGAACCATGATGATGCACCGAACTCTGCTTGGAAACGTTCGTTGGTGTATTTGCTTTTAGGATTGATTGCTTTTTGGAATAGGTTGAAAACGTCACCGTATTTGGTGCGGTCAAGGTCGGTGAGCATCCACCCGTATTGTGGGTACTGGTTAACAAAGGTTTGTTCCCAATTAGCGTTAGCTGCGGCTTCAGCCTTATTGGTCGCCTGCCGAGCCTGGCGTTTCTTTTTGTTCTCGTCGGCAACACGCTTCTTTTCGGCAGCAGTTTTACCAGCAATAACAGATTTACGTGCAGCCTCTTTTGCGTCAATAGCCGCTTCAACAGAACGGGCTGAACCTACGTTTACGTCACTCATCGTGCCAATCCTTTAATCATTTGGTCCATAATCCCGCCAAAGTTTACTGCGTTTTGTACACGTACTTCTTCGCCAAATTTGCGTTCAATCATTTTTTCGGCAGCAACACCAGCATCAGGTGTTTGGGCAACAACCCCACCAGACTGCGTATCCATTTGCATTTGTTGCTGTATCTGTTGGTTTTGGAAAGACTGCACAAACTGTTCAGCAACATTGTCGTCAATGGCTCGACCCAACAAATCCTGGGAAGCTTTCTTAAACACGGCTTTAAGGTCAGCAGGGTTGGTTACCTGTCTAGGGGCTTTGCGTCCACCACCACCACCGCCAGCCTGCAAATAAGGGTTTACAGGGTTTTGGTCTTTGTAAAGATAAAGAGCTTTCTCGTAGTCAACGCCCATGATGTTTGCGTAATTAAGATAATCTTGGAACGCAGAAATATCAGAGTTGCTTATACCGTTACCGCGTTTTTGACCTTGATAACCACCACGCAAATACAGTTCCCGAAGAATCTCTTCACGTTTACGAGGGTCCATTGTCGTCAAAATGTATCGAGGCTGGGTAGTTAAATCGTAAGAACTTTCCGTAGCCATCCCTTCCGGCAAACCAGTGTTTGAAGAAGAAACGATAAGGGCTTCGTTCCTAAGTTTTTCTTCAATTTGAGCAGGAGTAAGTTCCCCCCCTGAAGTGCCACTAGCAGTAGTAGAACTAGCAGAAGTAGGCTGGCCCTGCTGTTCGGGAGTTAGCTTGCCTTTATATCCGCCATCAGAATTTTTGGTAAGTTTGACCGCTACAGGGGCCTTCCAACTTTTATCGGGTTGTCGAGTAAACGTGACTCCAGCAGCCAAATAGGTGTCGCCAGTTTTCCAGTCTTGACCATTCTGTTGATTTTTTGCAGGGATAGTAATTTCGCCAGCCATTTTTAATAATCCAATTCTTTAGACAAAACACGGTCATAGATACGTTTAAATTCAGGATACCTTGCAACGACAGAAGCAGCGGCTTCCTCTAAAGCTATTAAACTTCTTCGGTTACTCACAGCAGTTATACCGTTACCGGTTGAAGCAATCCTATCTAAAACAATTTTTCTGTAGTTAAAGTATTCACGCACACCTAAAGCAACAGGGTTGTTGTCCATGCTTTTTGAATAAGCGGCAGTACCCAAATCCTCTATTTGACCTTTAACTTTGTTCACATCAAAAGGCGCAAATTTGAAACCAGGATACTGTTTCTCTATTTTTGTTCGTTCTTCTTTCAAAGTTCTTTGTTGCGCAGCGTTAGGGTTGGGACCAGCTGCTTCTTTGAAACGCTTATATTGCGAATACCCAGCAGACCATTGGGCTTCTTCTAAAGCAATCGCATTAGGATTCTTTTCACGCTGACCCTTATTTATTTGGCGGGCATAAACTTGCCATTCAAAATCTGTGCCAACAGGAGCAAAATATCCGGCAACTTCACGGTACTTGTTTAAAAACGGTTCGTTATCTTGGCTCCATTGACTGAACTCTTTGGTGGCTTCCAAACCTTGAAAATTCAATTTAGTTTTTCTAGCAAGATACGGCCAAAACTGTTCACCGTAAACATCAAAAAGTTTTTGTGCAGAAGTATCGTAATCTTCTAACTGCCATCTTCGGAGGTCGGCAAGAACCTGACCAATGTAAACATCTGTGCCTTCAAGTTTTTTCAAAAACTCGGGTTTGGGACGAGAAGGACCCAAAAACTGTCCGGCTACACGCATCCACGCCAGATTCTTTCCTTTAGATTTAGCATCTTCTTGCAAACGCAACGCTTCATCAGCACGTACACCAGGGTCCTCGTTATCCAAATCGTATTCGCCTGATGTAGCTAATACTTGCAAAGTTTCAAAAACCGCGTTACCTAAAACGTTAATACTCTCTGAGTCGTTGCTAAGTATTTCTATTGTTTTTTTCAACCAAGAAGGAGTGGACAAACCTATAATATCTTTTGTTTCACCAAAAGGCATTAAGAAATCTCGTACGCCATCAAAATTTGTGTCATCAGGCAAAACCCATGAAGCGGCAACAGTAGCGTATGGTCCAAGTCCCGGACTGAATTTTAGACCTAAACCGGAACCAGCACTAAAATCAAAACCTTGCATAGCCCCAGATATGGGCGCGGTTAAAGAAGCATTTAACCCCGTTACGGCTTTTGCCGCAAGCCCGCTACCAGGGTAACTAAAAGACCATTCGCCTGTTGTTGGGTCAACAAAAAAGAATCCTCGACCATCATTGTCGGGGTCTCCTTCACGACCACCTTCAACAACAAGTTGTGTTTTACGCAACGAAGCAAGGTTAGGCAAAGGTATGCCACTAGCGGTAGGAATCGTGTACGACCTTGCGAGACCCTTATAGAACTCTGCATAAGCCGCAGCAAACGGGCTAACTACACGCGCGGCCTGCATGTAGTTGCTTGTGTTACTTGCATCATACAAAACTGTTTTCAACTCATCCAAGGCGTTGCCTTTAGCGTAAGCGTCAAGTTCTTCTAAAGTCGTTGTACCTTTAAGTTCCAACTTTCCCGCAGCAGCATCTTCTATTTTTTTCCAACGTTTAGGGCTATCCAAAAATTTTGCTGGGGTTGTTTTAGATTTTTTAGCGTTTTCTATAATATTGTTTCGCAATACTTTAACGTCGTCTAAAGACAATGATGTCAACAGTCTGTCAATAGCCATCTCGTAGTAGAACTGGCGGTACAACGGGGAACGGTCAAGATATCGTGAAGGTTTACCATATAGAAAACCAAAAACGCTGTCTGTGGCTTCATCAAATTGGGCATCAAATCTTTGAACCCTGTCGGCTGTTTGGCGAACCTCTAAAGGCATTTCTTGAGCAAGTTTTTCGTTATACAAAACAGATTCGTCAGACAAAAGTTTACGCAAATCCATTGTGTTCTCGCCGTCAGCAAAAGCGAAAGGTTTTACAACTGCTTCACCCGTAGCCTCGTTAAAAGAAACAACTCTTGCTTGACGCAACTTTTTGCTTTTCCCTGCTTGTGGGATAGAAACAACTTGACCAACATCTTTTAGTGACAAACCGATATTTCGAGCATCGGCAATGGTTTCGCTAGGAAGTTGACCTTGAGCAATAACGTTAAGCAAACGGCTATCCCCACCAGTTTGCATATCTACACGCTCGGTTATTTGTTTAATAAGCAACCGCAAGTTTTCTTCATTTTCTAAATCAACAGATTCGTTTATGCCAGTGTACCTGTTGTTTGCCTTGTCAAAAACTGGCCTGCCATTAATGTGGTAGTCCTGTTGGTCACGAAACCATTTTTGTCCCACAGGGTCAGTTCTAAGAAATTCAATGATTTCGTCCTCTTGCGCACCTGAAGCATATAGACGCGCTACCGCATCAGCGTTCAGTTTGCCTATCTCATCGCCGTGCGCTAAAACAATATCTTCAAGCCTTAAAGCTTCACCACGTTTAACGGTGTCAAAATAACCTAAACGTTTGCCACGACGCAACGCAACAGAAGGGTCACCGAACTGGCGGTAAAGGTTTGCTTCCAACGCTTGACGGTAAACCTGCATGTTTTCGGTAAGAGTTTTGTAACTGAAAACGTTCCCAACAATGTCGTACCCGCCCTTTTTGTGGGTGGCCCAAGCAATATAATCAATCGGGTGACGGAAAGCACCTTTAATATCGCGTGAAGATAACGCTATGCGCATCTGTGCTTCAGCAAGGTTGCGAATAGAATACCCACCCGTAGCAAGGATTAGTCTGCGGAAAAGTTTGTCTTGCGCCCATACAGCAGCAGAAAACGGCATACGAAGTTTTCCTGCTTCAGACAAAGCCTGCCAGTTAGCATCGGTGTAACCGCCTGCTTTAATATCTTTCAAAGCTCTACCACCCTTATTGCGGGTGATGATATTGAATTTTCCAGTCAACGCTTTAACCTGCGCAGGGTCCGGCATGTCAATAATTACCCTAGCCAACTCTGACTGGAGCATCGGCCCACCAAAAACGCCGTCAGTTAGTTTCTCGCCAGCAACATCAACAGAGTTATACAAACCACCATCAAAAGGTCTGCCGTCAGGGCCTAAAGCCCATTGTGACCTTAACATCATTTGCCGATAGAACTTTTCAAAAACTGCTTTAACAAGGGTTTCGTCAACACCGTTTTGGTGGACCATCACATCTTGAATTACTTTTTCCCATTTTTCTTTAAACGCTTTACGGGCAGTAGGTGTAGCAGTATCACCTGTCATTGCGTCTAATGCTTCGTCCAAAATCTGTCTACGACCAGGCATCCTCACCAATGTTTTAGTGCCATCTTCAGCAACCCTTGTTAACTCCCACGGATTCTCTGGGAGCAACGCTGCACGAGACCAGTTGTCTATAGCGTTCAAGGTGTCACGAACATCGGTTGGTGATTCGGAAGAAACGTCAACTATGCCGCGTCGTGCTTGTTTAGAGAAACCACGGACAACCTTTTGTCCACCAGGAATTGCCTCTAGTCCTTCAATAATTTTTGTTCGACGAGCATTGCTTAAAGCAAACTTTTTTACACCATCAACATTAGAGGTGCGTGTCAAACCGACACCAGGCAAACCTAAAACGTCAGCCAAAACTGCCTGTACATCTTGTTCTGTTTTAGCGTCACGCAAACGTTTAACAGTATCAGCGTAAACGTTTTTGTTTAAAAGGTTACGTACATCATCAGCAGTGTCGGCTTCAACTAGACGTTCAACAAGTCGTCTACCGCCACGTGTACCAAAAAAGTCGTTTGCTTTTGTAGCGTCAACAGTGTCACCCACAAGGCCAGCCAAAAGTCGTGCTTCACGCAGTTCTTCACCAGTCATTTTGGATAGCGGGATAATGACACCACGACCCTGCAAAGTGTCTGCTGTGCGACCTAAAGCTTTAACAATGTCACCAGCATCATCAGCTGCGGCTAAACCACTGAACGTGTTCCCTAAAAGTTTTGCGCCAGGGGCAATAGGAATTTTGACAGCAACAGCACCATCAATAACACCGGACATCAAGTTGTATGCGGTACTGTCCTCTTTGAACAATGCGCCTGCTAAACCGCGTCCGATAGTCCAAGCGTGGCCACCTTGAGTAAAACCACGGTATGCACCTGCCCGTAATGCTTGTTCTTTTCTTATGTTTTCTGAAACAAAATAACCAGAACCCTGATTTTCCCGATTATTTATAAGCGCCGCAAGTGTTGTTGAACCAAAAAAAGAACCTTCATCCAAACTTTTGTAGTCCCTTGAAGAAAGAACTACTTTGCCTTCACCATACTGTTTACCGTATTGGGTTCGCATAACGTTTTCAGGCAAGTTTTTTACGTCAGCAATAGCACCCCCAATTTCGGGAATTGCCCTAGCAACATCTGAAGCAACGTTTTGAGTTAACTCTAGTGCGGTGTCTAACGTAGCAAAAGTTGGTCGAGAAACAGCTTTGACAGTAGTAGCAAAAGCATCAGGCAAAGCAGCACTAGCAACAGTTCTGTTGATGTCAAAAACTTTTTTTGTGGCATCCCTAACAAAATCGGGGGTTACTGCACCGCCAACAGTTTTGATAGCGCCACCAACACTAGAGAACCAGTTGCCTTTAGGTTTACCGTTCATCTTGTCAGGGTCAGCGTTAGCAGCGTTAGCCGTTTCTTTAGCTACTTGCGCAACAACATCATCTGAAGCATTGTTTTTTGCTAAAGCCAACAACACGCCACCCTGCAACATAGGGTATTGGCGATACAACTCTGTAACACGGTCAGCTGTTTCTTTTCTAGCGTTCAAAAAAATCTTGTTAAAATTTTCTGCTTCACTACTTATACCGCGCAAGAGTGCTTGCTGTTCGCTAAAACTGAGTTTCGCTGTCACGTTAACCCTTGTCTGTTAAAACTGATATAAGGTTTTTCAAATCGTCGCTAGGGTACAACTGGTTCAACACAATAAGTTCCTGCAAAACAGGGTTACCGAACATCGGCGGTGCAGTAATTCCTGCTTGGAAAGCGTTAGGTCCAGGACCGACATTTGCACCAGCAGTAACAGGCTCATCAGGAGCAGTAGTGTCACGGTTGAAAGCACCCATAGAACCAGGAGCAACAACATTGCGTGGACGAGGAGCAGGAGCCGACGCAGGGGCAGCCATCGGTACGGCACGTTGCGCAGCCATCTGCTTACCAGCCTCACCATACGTCTGACCTTTAGCAGCAGTCACAGCCATCTTCTTGGCAGGGTTCTGCAAATCTGTTCTGTTCGAATACTGTTTAGCCATTTAACCCAACCTTGAAGCAAGACTCAAAACGGAACCGGCAGTACCAGGGGGAGCAGCAGCACCCGCACCACCGCCAGCTTTCAACGCTTGCAACAAAGCCTGTGGATTAGGTGGGCCTGAAGGTGCGGCAGGTTGTTCAGCACCCATACCAGGCATCGCTAAACCAGGCATAGTTTCAGGAGAACCCTGCGGAGCCTGTGCAGCTTGTCGAGCCTGCGCACGTTTCTGTGCAGCCTGAATA